GTTTATAGGTAATTTAGACACGTTACCATCCGTATCAATTAAAATTAAGTCGTAAATGCCTGTTTTAGTCTGATCAAAATTGACAACTAAATTGGATTCATCTGCTGAAGCCGTAAATCCTTGCGCTTTTATTGCTTCAGATTCGCCTAGTTTAGACAACTGAAGCGAGTATTTTGCGCCAATAGTAGTCTTTGCCCTGATATAAGCCGTGCGATTTACTATATTATAGCCAATCAAAGCATTATTTTCTGGCTTACTGCCCAAACTTATCGGCTCTTGTATGGCAATTTGTGGCTCAGTACAAGATGCAAACACCACTAAAATCGCCAATGCTACTAAATATCTCATTGAAATAAATTTATTCCTGTTAGTTTAATGTTATCTGTATTCAGATTTATGCCTAATTGGTAGCCAGTTTTAGAGCTAGCATCCATAACTGGACTCACTTTAATAAACGTATTTAAGTCAGTTCCGTTATTAATCGAGCTGAACTTTAATTTAAAAGGGATTAAACTACCGCTTACAGGTTTTTTCATTTCCTTATCTAACGAGCCGAATTTAATCTTGCCATCTTTGTTACCAACAAACGTGTACCATGTATTTGGTAATTCGTTTGTAATGCTTTCAAATTTCAGTTTGGTAGCATCGTATATAAATTCAAATTGAAGCCCTGAAAGTGTCAAGGATTTAGTATCAATGGCAACTGGAATCTCTATCGTGTTACTAGTTACCGTTTGGCTTTTAATAGTTACATCAATAGACTGAAGTGGTTGCGTTGTATTGATTAATAAATTCGATGTAGGACTGCCAAGATTCTTTTTAAGCGATGGGATTGCGTTGCTTACAATCGTATTGCCGTTCATTACTTGCGATGAATGCGAGCGGTTAATATCGCCAATTAAACCATACTTTAAATTAAGCGGTAGATTCTTGCCTATTTCTTGCGTTTTAAAATATACTACATCGCTAGTGATGTCTTTCCAATTAGCTACACTGATAGCGTTAAAAGTAGAATCTGTAAAGGTAGGGACACCGTAATAACTATCTGTTCCAGCTTGGTAGTTAGGTTTCATTTCAACAATCGGATCAACTCCAACCGCTTGGCTAAATATCCGAACGACATCGCCACCATCAAACTTTTTGTTTTGGTTAATATCTGCCGCTAAATAACCCTGACCAGTTATAATTGATTGGCCCTTGAATGTGCCATCTAAATTTTGAGTATTGAACTCAGCTTGTGCCGTTGTAAAGTCTGAAACCGTAACCGCTGAAGCGTATAAATCTAGATACGAATCAGCATTCACACTATTATAAACACGATAAACCGTATTAGGTTGTAATACCGTTTGATCAACTGGAATAGTTCCATCGCTTAAAGCATCAAATCTGTGAATGGTTTTACGCAAAGTATCCTCAAATACCACACGATTAAGCGATAGCTGATTGATATTAGCGTTAGTTTCTAGCTTTGCAGTTACATATTTGGAAGCCGTTGGATCTAGCATTATGACATTTGTCAAAGGTATCTCCATTAGCGTAGCACCAGCCGATCCATTTTGATTAAACGCAGCTGCAAAATTCATTAAGATTGGATTCCAAGCGAAACCTGGTGCAGTTGTTTTAAGTCTAAACTTTAGCACCAAGAGCCTATCTTTTCCTAATCCACCCGATTGTATAGCCCAGTTTAGATAATAGCGTAGAATCGTTTTATTACCGTTCTGCGTGTAGTTGTATTGAGCAAAGTTGTAATTTATATTACCGTTTGATGTATTATTCTGCGATGTCTTATAATAAGTATATCCAGGATATAAATAATGAGAGTCAGAAATTTGAGATCCGTAAGGGATAATTCCACCATTCCCACCTGTACCTGTGTGATTAATGGATATAAACTCAAACGCATCGTTTTGAAATTCAAAGTCAAAATATAAAGCCCTTGCAGATATATTGCCATTACCATCTGCATTAACCACGACATCAAATACATCGCCTTTATTAATGACCTGACCGTTTACGTTTGTATTGGTGGTATCATTTTGAAAAGCCAGCTTAATAGTTTGGCTATTAGCTGAAAGGCTAATTAGCAAGAGTGCAAAGATGAATAGATTTTTCAAAGCAATTTATTAATAAGTGAGTTACACGCTTTTTTTATAGCACTTGAAAGGTTCTGCTGGTTAAATTGACCTCCCTCATCTACTAGCAAAGTGGACATTGACACCTCTTCCGCTTTCTCTTCTACGATTGCCTTGCTTACTGCCTTGCCTTTATGATATAAAGTGCCTCGCATTCTAACCACTACCGCATCGGTCGCACCATGAAAGATGGATAGATTAGCCTCTTTCTTAAATACATCCAAGTAAAGAATTTCTACCTTTAATACTTTGTCAGAGCCATCTGCTAAATCGTATTCCTTTACGACTAGGTATTCTTCTAAGATATTTTTAACCCCAAAGGCTAGGTTTCTATTACCAGCTAAAGCTCCTATCTGCACACGATTCTCAACTGGTGCAACCGTTATAGGCTCGCTAGGAACAAAGTGCTTATAAATGAAATAGCTTTGTACCGTAAAACTCATGCCAATGATCACTGAAACAATCTTGGCGGTAATTGCAAATGCGTTGCTCATCGACCTTGACCTTTATATTTTTTGGGCTTTTGTTCGTATTTAGAAAAAGCTCGCTTTGCTTTGCCTTTCTTTTTTGATCCGAATGAGATTTTTGAATTGCCATTTGTTGCCTTTGCCATTAGCTTAGAAGTTTATAGTATTCATTAAAGTGTTTTTGTCTGTCCGCTAAACCGATTGTTCCACCGTTTACTCGCTTAGTTACTGCGGTAACTACATCAGCCGATGCACCTCTGTCGCATATTGCCCAAAGATTGTTGCGCTTAAAGAAGAATGCAGCCGATGCTAATGGGTATTTTGTAGCCACTAAATCAGGATTAGCTAAAATATCTTCGCCTACGGTTTGATCAAATGCTTTGTAATTGTCCTTACCTGTCAATTGAATATAGCCACGACCTCTAAATTTGTAGCCATCTCCTGAGGCTTCATTGCCGTTACCCATTCTTGAAGAGTAAACACGATTAGCAATCTTCTCAGGCTTGCGCTCGTATTGCATTGCTAAGTTTACATTTGTGAAATACTTGCGGAAAATACCTAGCAATCCTTTAGCAGAATAGTTTAGGTTTTCGCTAACTGCTCTGAAGCCTCCGCTTTCGTGTCCGCATTGCGCTAGAAAGTGTGCTAGTCTTAATGAGCTTGTAATTCCAAATCTCGCTGCCGTATCTGGTATCTGATTAATTACCGCCTGCGGAATATGACCTACCAATCTGTCTAGTTTAAATCCGCTTTGAGGCACGATACTTGGCTCAGGTTGAACGATAACCTGCGGAGCGGGTACTTGTGCCACCTCTGCAAATAACTTGCCCCACGTTGCATCGCCTACAATGCCATCAGGAGTTAAGCCGTGAGCTGATTGCCAGCCTTTGACCGCTGCTTCTGTTTTTGGGCCGAACTTACCAACTGGATCAACACCTAGTTTGACCTGCAATTTAGTAACCTCTTCGCCTACTGAACCTACTTTTAAAAGCATATCTATTTTATTTTATAATAATAGCCAAATCCGTACATCGGTTTCCCATCTAAATCCACCTGAGCCTTAACATTTAGCAAAGCATCTTTCTTTGTCTTGTAGATAATGCCTGCCTCTATGCCTCTGATTCCTATTGAGTTGCTCGTATTAATTCCACCACCCACAAACAAAGCTCGTGATGGCGGTAAATAGCGTGTGATAGTTTTCGTTTCTTTAATCTCAGGAATCTGATAGTTCTCACGAGTTTTTCGGCTGGTTAATTTATTTTGTTGTACTGAATCTAAAACTGCAATGTATCCGTAATTGCCTACTCGTATCGTATCCGAATAAACTAGCTTATTCATATACAACTGAAGCAATGCTAAGTACTGCCGTTTTAAAGTAGCATAGTTTGTGTCTGGTAGCATCTCAGGTTTAGATGCTACTTCGACAACAATCTCTTTTAAAACTGGTACTTTTTTAACGATTATAGAATCGTGTATTCTCCACGTTGTATCATGAACGACAAGCGTATCATTCGGCTTTGCCTCTCCTGCTTGCTTATGCTTTGTGTAAGCATAGAAGATAGCAACCATACAACAGATGAAAAGAGCTATATTAACCCTCATCTTCTGGAAGTGGAGCTAAACCACCTTGCAAGTTTTTCTCACGCTCTGCATCCGTTTTACGGTTTGCAACTTTCTCATAAGAAGCGATTCCAAAGCAACCGAATGTTAAGCCTGCAAATACCTCCAAGATAATTGGCTCAATAACAAATTGTTGTTGCTCTAATCCAGTCACTACATCTGCAATGCCGTAGATAAATAAAACACCAAACGATGCAAATCCTAAGATTGCTTTCTCGTTGATCTCATTGTCATCCTTGAAAATGTCTAAAAATGCCATAGTTTATTCTGTTTTTGTTGTGTCTAATTCTGTTTCCTGTTTTGGATTTTGCTCTTGAACTTGTTGAGCTAGAAATTGGATAAAGGACATACCGTACTTTGTCGGCAATTCTTGCGCCCATGCTTCTAGCATTTTGATTTGTTCTTCGTTAAGTGTTACTTTCATTTGTTTTTTGTTTTTGTTTTTTGTGATATAAAGGTATTAATTATGATTGCCAAGGCAAAGGATAGGCAACAATAGGAGGATTCAAAAAGTTCTGAATCTGTGCATCTAAATTAGCTTCTATTGCCTCGCAGTCTAGTGAAGCAGTAAGCCAGCCTTCGACCATTTCTTTGGTCACCTCATCGTAAGGAGTGAAGCTCGCTTCGTGTGGTGCATCGACTGCCAAAGCTCCGTAAATGTCAGCAATAAACAAAGGACTTCCTTCGCTTATCTGAGGAGTTCCTTCGCTTATCTGAGGAGTTACACAAGCCTTCTGCGCTCTCCAGTGAATTACGCTAATTACTTTATCCATACCGTCAAGTGAAGGAATAGAGTCTAATTGAGATATTACCCAGTTGAATGCCATATTATTTGTTTTTTAATTTTTCAATTTGCTCTTGTTGTTCTTGAATTGCTTTAGTTAAAGCTGCTACAATTGCATTAAAATTAAGACCTATAAAATCTCCGCTTTGTTGGTAAGCACTTGGAATAATACCTTTTACTTCTTGAGCAATAAATCCAAGTTCTTTTTCTCCATTTGTATCATCTGTTTTCATACGATACAAAGTAGGCTTTAATTGTAAAACTTCATTCAATCCAATTTTAGATTCTTCAAAATCTTTCTTTTTATTAACATCTGATGTAGGAACATAAACACCAGTAGACATTGCAAAATAACCTACGTTGGCTACTCCGCTATGAGTAAGAACAAGTGAATTATTACCAGCGTTAAAAAATCCAAAAGCAGATGTTGTACTATTTTCTCTTGATAGTAAAGCATTTGAACCACCAGAACCAGAAGCAATAAAATTTCCATTAACGTGTAATCTAGCCCCAATATCTGTAGTAGTTCCTATTAGTACATTATTATTTTTACGTATGTTAATCGCTTGACTTGATGAAGTAGCATTATAAATATAAAAAATACCGTCATTTGTTCCAGCAGTATCTTGACCTATCCACCAGCTTTGTGCAGTTCCTCCCGTATTATTTAACATTAAAATAGTGGAAGAACCAGATGACATAATATTGCCATTTACATCTAGCTTTTGTCCAGGCGAAGTCGTTCCTATTCCTACGTTGCCACCGCTAGTAATCCACAATCTAGGAGTTGTATCTGTTGAACGAATTTGGAAATCACTTCCACCTTCTACACCCATAGACCATAAAGTAGAAGATGCTCCATCAAAATATAATTTTGTATAAGATGCTCTTCCTTTTAAATGCAAATAAGAACCAGCTCCTTCAAAAGTAGAAGTATTATCCGAACCTCCAGATACATTTGAAGTAATTATTCCAGCACTAACACTACTCGAAAACGTGGCTGCGCCTCCAGAATCTAAAGTAAATCTTGCAGTATTATTAGTTCCAAAAATTAAACTTCTAGCACCTCTTGCATTTATTCCAAAAGTTGTTGCTCCACCAGTACCAAAAATTTGTTGTGCCGTTCCAATGTCTGCAATAGTAGTACCACTTGTTCTCCATTCAAAATACCCACCATTAGCTCCAGAAGAATTTATAGTACCTAAATATCCATCTGTATTAGTTAATGATAAACTTGTAAACGTAGCACTTGTACCGCTTAAAGCTCCCGTAAGTGTGCCTCCGCTTAAAGGTAGGTAAGAGGATAATTGAGAAGTTAAGGCAAGCGTACCAGAAGAAGCTGGTAGGGTATAAACATTACCTCCACCATTATAAGTAAATTGAGCTCCTTTTGTATTAGTGCCATTTATTACATTAAAATAATCAGCCGTTCCTCCAATTTGAGTGTATCCTGAAACGTTTGCAAAGCCTCCGCTTTCACTAAATCTTAATCCAGCTGCGTGGACTGAGGTTGTAAAAGTTTTAATTCCTGCTATAGACTGATTCGTACTAGTATCTACATAAGTGCTAGAATCTACCGAGCCATCCGCTTTCAAGAATTCAGCTGAAGTACCTCCATTCTTTACTAGCGTTGTCGCATTTAAAGTACCTACAATTGTAACCGCATTACCGCTACCACTAGATTTATTTACATAAATCCCTTCGCCATTTCCAGCCTTGCTAATATTTAAAGCAATACCGCTACCGCTTGAGTGTGTGATGTCTACCGTATTATCACTTCCTGAACTAGAGAAAGTACCTTTTGCTGCTAATAAAGTATGTGTTCCTAAATCTACGTTTCCAGTTGCACCAGTGTAAGGAACGTAAGTAGAAGCTGCCGAGCTTGTAGTTAAGTAAGTGCTATTGTCATAGCTAATCGTCGTACCGCTTGCTTTTACAAAACCAGTTCCGTTTAAATCATCTTGCTTTGCATCTAAAGCAGATTGTAAATCAGTTTGTGAGCTTAACGTTCCAGTTATTGCACCCCATACCGCAGTTGAATCGGCAATCTCAATGTAAGCAGAGCCTGACCAACGATAGATTTTATTCGTATCTAAGACAACATAAATCTTGCCAGTTTCGCCAGTCGCAGGAAGTGCTGCGTAATTGGCAACTTCTACAATGTCATCTACATAGCTAGGCAATTGAGAAGATGGAACTTTACCACCTACTAAATCTGCTTTTAATCCAAGAGCCGTGTTTAAATCAGTTTGATCGGCTAGAGTACCTGTAATATCTCCCCATTCAACACCAAAGTTACCTGTTAATGAGTTGATATTAATCTCAACAAGCGTAGGTGTCACATTAAGTGTGATATCCTCTCTGTTGTCAATTATATTAACATCAATCAATTCATCACTTGCTTGAGAAGTGATTTCAATCGTATTGGTAGTTTCGGTAACTATGATGTCTATAATATCTTCCATTCTAGCGAGTAACTTCAGGTGTAACGTTAAATCCTCCTTTTACATAAGTCTTTACTTCGCCACTAGACAAAGTGAATTGGATGTCGTAAACGTAATTAAAGACTTCGATGTCAATTATTTGCTCATTGATTTTAAATAAACCAGATGCCGCAGTCGTGATTGTGATACCTGCTGAAGAAACTGATGTCAAAGCAAGAGCTGGAGATACATCAGAGTAATTTTTACGCAGTTGCATTTTGATTGTCGCACCAGTTAGGTCAATAGCCGTGCCGTTTTTCTTTACTTCGAAAGCTACTTCACTAAATGTATCGCCTTTGGTGTGCGTGAAATTAAGAGCCATTTTCTATTTTGTTAAGGTAAACCTTTAATTTTTTAACGTTTGTGTCTTTAGTGGCATATTTGCCCCTAGATCCACCAGCCACTGAAGTCAGCCTGCTTGTCGGGGAACATATCTGCATTGCTATTCGTGTTATATTCTGGAAAACTTGCTTGATTAAAACTCATATAATCAATGAATCTGCGAGTGTAATGCTCTGCGATAGAGCGTTCCTTTTCGATTAGGAAGTCTATCTCTTCCTTATCTACGTTTTGAGCGTTCTCAGATGAATGTTTAAATACTCCTTTGCCTGCAAAAGTGTAAGCACTAAACGGCATAAACTCTACCATAGACCAATGAATTACCATCGGTTTAATATAAGTATTTAAAAGCGTTGTATATGGCGATGCAAGATTCCCTGCAACGATTCCATCATTGATTTTGTTGAACAACTTAGTTCCAAGATAGCCTTGAATGTGAATATCTTGTGCCACTTTTACCCATTGAATAAAACGATCTGTGTCAATGTTACCGTTTAAAGCGGTAAATTTAACAATGTCATCACGGCTAATAAATAATGCTTGTGCCATTCTTTTAATTATTTGGGTAAAAATCCTTTATTCGGCATATTAATCGGTGCAGTATAAACCAATCTGCTATTCTTTGCTGCATCATCTTCTCCTCTAGTAAATGGAGTAGGTAGTATTTCGCCAGCTTTTCTTGCCTCTGCTGGTGTTATTTCTTGCGCTCCTTTTCTTCTAGGATCTGTAAAACGCTTGTAAGTTTCACGAGTCCAAAAGTGATGGCAAGCTCCGCCTCCTTTGTAAAGGAATATGTCGTATCTGTCTGCACCTCTTGGCCCAAATCCCGGGTTAGTATTTGGCTTTTCGCCCATTCTAATGATATCCTCTTTGCGGTATAGCTTATTTGCCTTCATCATTTTCTGACAAAATTCACGAGATTCAGCAGATATCTCGCCAGTATAACGGTAACGAGATGCAAACAATTTGCCATCTTGCTCAGATTTTAAATCAGGTCTTGCAACTCCAGTTGTTACAAACTCCCAAACCTTAGACATAATAGATTTTTGCGGATTGTTTAAAGCCTCTAATTCTGCATCTAAGCGCTCTTCATCTTCGTATGATACTGGACGGCTATCAATTAATTCCCACTCATCAGGATCCATTTCTGCACCGTATTCTTCAACGTTTAATTTATCAATATGAGATGATAATTTAAGCCCAGTTTCCTCTTCCATATCATCCTTAGAGATAACTGGATTTTGATCAATAAACTCCAAAGGTTGAAGCGTTTTAAAGTACATATTCAACGTAACTTTATTGAACGCTAGAATCAAATCTAAAGCATCTATAATCGTGCCTTGCTTTGGTCTGATAACTAAGTTGTCAAACAAAATAGAAGCATTCTTTAATTCATCTGCGTTTGAGCTAAAGCCGTTATTAGCAGGGATACCAAATAGCAAGCCCGATGTAACTGAGTGACCAAGCAAAATCTTTCCACGAGCTTCTTCACTTAAATACTGATAGTGAGCAGGAGCATCGTTTAAAGGAACTGAATCAATAGTCGTTTTCTTTGTTTCATCGCTATTAAAAGCAACCACAACCTTCGCACCGCTTGAGCCAGTTAATTTGCGTTTAACATCTGATGCAATAATGCTTTGTTTTTCTTCATCAGGTACACCGTTGTTGAAGTTAATAACCGATGTAGGAGAAAAACCGTGTTGTACATCATTGATTAAAAAGTCTGCAATCTCTTCTTCTAGTTTAGCATAAGGAACTGCACCGATATAATCAAC